GGTGGTGACGACAGTGGGTCACGTAACGGTACAGGTAAGACCACAATCATTAATGCATTATCTTACGCATTGTATGGTGTGGCACTAACTAACATTAAACGCAATAACCTTATCAATAAAACAAATGGTAAAGGTATGCTTGTTACTCTTAACTTTGAAAAGGCAGGAGTAAATTATCGCATTGAAAGAGGACGTGGTCCTAACTTATTAAAGTTTTTCATTGACGATACAGAGCAAGACATTGAAGATATGAGTCAAGGAGATAGTCGTAAGACTCAAGCAGACATTGGCGAACTACTACAAATGAGTCATACAATGTTTAAGCACTTGGTTGCATTAAACACATACACTGAACCGTTCTTAAGTCTAAAAGCAAACGATCAACGTGAAATCATTGAACAGTTACTTGGTATTACTATACTTTCTGAGAAAGCAGAAGAATTAAAAGTAAAACAAAAAGAAATTCGTGACGCTATTACAGAAGAAACTGCACGTATTAATGCTATACAAACAAGTAATGATAAAATAGGCGAAACTATTAACAGTTTGCAAATTAAAAGTACTGCTTGGAAAACACAAAATGCAAAAGACTGTGAACGCTTACAATCAGGCATTGATGAATTAGAACACTTAGACATTGAACAAGAACTTTCTAATCATGAATTACTTTCTAAGTGGGAAGAAACTGATACTTCAAGAAGAAACTTAACTAAAGAAAAAGCAACACTTGAAAGTGCATTATCACAAACAGATAAACAGGTTGCAAAAGCAAGTGGAGAACTTGAACATATTGATGAAGCAAAATGTCATGCTTGTGGACAAGACTTGCCAGAAGAAAAGATTGACGAAATACAAAAGAAATTAGAAGAAGAATATGCTGACACAATGTCCTACTTAATGGAGATTGATACAAAGTTTCAAAAGGTACAGGCTAAACTTTCTGAATTAGGCGAAGAACAAACAAAGCCAAATACATTTTATGAAACTGCAAAAGAAGCATATGAACACAGAAGTAATGTTGACAATTTAAAATCAGCACTTGGTGCAAAAGAAACAGAAACAGATCCTTACGTTGATCAAATTGACGAACTAAACAATAGTGCTATTCAAGAAGTTGATTGGAATTCAGTTAACGATCTAAATTCAATGAAAGAACATCAAGACTTCTTGTACAAACTATTAACAAATAAAGATAGTTTTATTCGTAAAAAGATTATTGAACAAAACCTTGCATATCTAAACAACAGATTAACAAATTACTTAGACAAGATAGGATTACCGCACAGTGTTGTATTCCAAAACGACTTAACAGTATTAATTACACAACTTGGTCAAGACTTAGACTTTGACAACTTGAGTAGAGGTGAGCGTAATAGACTTATACTTGGTATGAGTTTTGCATTCCGTGATGTATGGGAAAGTTTATATCAGAATATTAATTTAATGTTCATTGATGAGTTGATTGACAGTGGAATGGATACAGCAGGTGTTGAACAAAGTCTTGCAATCCTTAAGAAGATGGGTAGAGAACGTAAAAAGAATATCTATCTAATATCACACAAAGACGAATTACAAGGTCGTGTGCAGAATGTACTTAAGGTTGTAAAAGAGAATGGCTTTACATCATACGCAAACGATGTTGATATAGTACAATGAGCATTGAAGACGATACACATGACAAGTTAACCAAGGCATACTTGGAATATTACAAAGAACTTGCATTATACCAGAAGCACGGTGGAGAACGCACTATGCAATCAAGCCGGAAATGGCTTAGAGAGATACGTAGCCTTGCTAAAATACGTATGGACGAGATTAAATCCGACTTTGATGCCAAGAAAGAGGCGAGGAAAAGATCGTAACAGTAAGTAAGTTCATGCAGTGGACTTATAAAAGCAAAGAAGTAAAAGAAATCCCAGAAGACGTAGAAGGATTTGTGTACATAATCACAAATCTTACTAATAATAAAAAGTACATAGGCAAGAAATTAGCAAAATTTAAGACCACTAAACCACCACTTAAAGGCCGGAAGAACAAACGCAGAGGTTACAAAGAGTCAGATTGGCGTGACTACTGGGGAAGTTCAGACAAACTCAACGAAGACGTACAAGCATTAGGCACTGATAAATTCACAAGAGAGATACTTTACTATTGTAACAGTAGAGGCTTGATGAGTTACCTTGAGGCAAGAGAACAATTTGAACGCCGTGTGTTAGAGAGCGACGAATATTACAACGGTATTATTAATGTTAGAGTTGGCGGTTCAAAAATTCTCCGAGAAGCACTAAACAAACTATAGGCTATATACAGCACATAAGGTTAGCAGGCCAGTATAATATACTGCTGAGTAAAAGGTCCCGTGATAAGGACACTCGTACATATTGATCGACTACCCAGAGGTAGGAAGCCAACAAACAAATTGGGCTCACTGGTTGATATAGATTGAATGCTGTCAATTGAAAAACACAAACACAGTACATAAAAACTCTTTAGCAATAGGAACGAAGCGAGAGGTAGTTGGAAACAACGATGTCGACGTAGGTTGGGAAAGGTCAGAGCCCATTGTACTTTGTGTATAAACAATTACCTATTTCCAAGTCTTGGCTGTGACGAGCTCACATGATGTTCAAGATTAGATGGAACCCTTAAACAGGTTCCGTCTGACTGAAACAATCTACATGATGCTAAATTGCTTCGCAATTATTATATCATTAATTAAAAGATATAATGTTTGAGCGTTAGCGAAAACATAGTTGCTCAAAGAGCAACTTATAACATTTTAATATGTTTCAGTATTCAAACAGTTCTAATCGTATAAATCAGGATCGCGTCCTAATCCACTTGGTCTTTCCGGATGTACTTCGAGTACAATATACTCTTCATCTGGTTTTACATCGTTTAATTGTTGTACCGTTTGATATGCTTCACTCTGCGAAAGTGCGGATATGACTGCATTTTTAGGAACAACTACAAATTTTGTCTCTGCCATCGTAAGATTATTTAAAAGAATCTGATTGGAATAAATAGTTATAGTTAAAACAAAGGACTAATTCATGAAAGTTACACACATTGTTGCTGAATCTACTAAAAAACCTGTTTCCGAGGCGCCTGTATCAGGCTTAGCACAGTTTGGCAAGAAGGTTCTTGCTAAAACAGCCGCAAAAGTAGGTGCGAGAGATTTCGCGGCAGGCGTTGCAGGCAACGTTGACACAGGTTCTGAAGCAAACGACTTACGTACAGCATGGCAAAATCATCAGGGTGCTACCGGCGGTAGTATGAAGGCTAATGATCCTGTAGAGTTCAAGAATTGGTTAATGCAGAACGGATTTAAAGACAAAGGTCCAATTATCGATAAAGCAATCGCTGACGCAAGTGGTGCCGGCAAAGGTGCAGTTGCACCAGGCGATGTTGTTACAAGTGCATCAGGACAAAAAGTATTAGCAGGTATCGACGGTAAGGCTACTATGATCAAACCTGATGATAAAAAAGGCAAAGCAGAAATTGTAGCGTTGGCTAAGAAAAAAGGTATCAAGACTGCCGGCGGAGCAAAAGCACCCGGTGGACCATTTAATAAGAAAGTGCTTGATGCCGCATTATTACAAATAGTAAAAGATTCTAAAAAAGCGTCACCACAAGATGATGGTGCAGATCAAACAGCCGCAAAAGCACAAGCAGGCGCAGGTAAAGGTGCTGGCAATACAGCAGGTGCAACAACAGGTGCAACAACAGGTGCAACAACAAGTGATGCAAGTCAAGGCGGAGCAGGTGGCGAAATTCCAAAAGAAATTTTGGATCAAATAAATCAATGCACAGACGAAGAGAAAAAATATATAGTTAACAATATCACTGTTGTTAACACTGGTGCACCAAAAGGCGCAGGAGCAACAGCATAACATGAAACTTAATGAAGTAACAGCATACAATCTTAAATCACAAGCAATATTAACAGAATCTCAGTCATGGGAAATGTTAACTGAGCAACAAAAAATCTATGTTGGTTCATGGGAAAAGAATGTTTGGCCATTAGTTGAGCAGTACAGCAACTTAATGGAAGCCGATCTTAAACCTGACGAAATACAGAAAATATTTACACAGGCTGAAAAAGTATCAATTGAAGGCGGTGAGAATTTAACAGCATTGGGTAAAGCAGGTAAAGTAACTGCTGAAGTTTCAGGTAAGATGAAAACTGAAATTGACAAGTTAATGGATGCCGCGGCAAATAGTGGACCTGTTAAAAACTTTGATGCACAGTTTGAAAAACTAAAAACACAATTAAAGACCAAAGTAAAAGATATGCCCGGCGGTCAAAAAATTATTGCAGGGGTTGACAAGTGGGGCGGATTTGCAAAAGACAATCCAGCCAAGAGTGCATTTATTATTGGTGCAATGACATCAGTACTTGCATTTGCAAGTGGTGGTATTTTAAGTGGTGCCGCAATTGGTTTCTTCTTAAAGTTAGCAAACAATACTATTAAGGGCGATAAACTATCAACAGCAGTTGCTAAAGGTGTTAAAGGCGCGGCAATTGGTGCTATTGCAGGTGCATTGGGCGATGCTATATCAGGAACAGCAGAAGATATGTTCCCAGCAGAGATTACACAAACATTTATGACTACCAATGGCGAAATAGATATAACAGAACTAACAGCCATGGGTGCAGACAGTATTGAAGACTTAGATTCTGAAGCAGTTAAAGAACTTATTCAAACACGTACAGCAATGATACAGATGATGCCTAAGTTAGACGCTGAAGCATCGGCAGTATTAGATAAACAGTTAGACGCACTAAACGATAAAATATTCGAACTTGAACCAGATGGTAAAAATGTAAAAGAAGCAATTGACAATCTTCAAACTAAATTTAACATTGAAGGCCAAGGTATTGACGTTGTTGTAAAACAAAACACTACAGGTGACGCAAACGTTACTTTAGCAGATCCAGATAAGTTAGGTGATGAAGGCGACTACGGTTCAGGTCCTGAGCAAGACGTAGGTGGTACTGGCAAAGACACAGTTGACACAACAAGTACTGCTGATCCAGACGGAGATGTAGGTGCTGAAGGAACTATAAAAGCACAGTATAGCAAAGATGAAATGAACGAACTTGGTATGGACACAAGTGAACAACCAACAAGTACAGGAATTGCTAAACTTGGTGATGAATTTGATTTAAGTCCAGAACAAGTTGAAAAACTTCAATCAGTTTATCAAATGGAAAAAGCAGTTTCAACCAGAGAGTTTATGGGCATAAGAATGTCCGCTGACTCTTCAATAAGAGATTTTGGAGGTAGTACACCACAAGTAGTTGACGGACTCGAAGGCGAATATACAGCAGGGTCAGTATTTAAAAAGACTATTGAAGTAAAAATTCCAGGTTCAGACAAACCATGGACGTCATTAGTTACAGGTTCAGTTGAAGGTCAAGACGCAGACGGAAACATTGTTTATTCATTCTCTAACGTGTTTGTAGGTCCAGAAATAATGGACGATGAATTCTTTGCAATCATTGATTCACTACCAGAAGACCAACAAGACAAAATGATGGAAATGTTTAAACTATATAACGAAACAGCAGAGTTACAAACAGGCATTGATACATTTAAGCAAGACATGGCTGAAAAAATTATGCAAGGTGCGGCGGCAGTTGCACTTGGTGGAGCATTAGCCAAATCAGAATATGTAGAAAAAGATGCAAAGAAAGAATCAAAAGTTTATAAAAGTGCAGAACAGTTAGAAGAACAATATTTTTACGATTTAGAAGATTACATTCTTAATGAAATAGACATTAAACAAATGGCTAAGAAAGCCGCGGCAGGTGCGGCTAACATAGGTAAAGCGGCGGCTAAAGGTACAGGTAAAGCAGTAGGCGCTGGCTTAGACAAAGCAGGTGCAGTAGCAAACAAAGGTATTGGCAAGGCTGTAGGCGCAGTTTCAGGTGCGGCTAAAAAAGCAGGTAAAGAATTAGGACAGAAAGTTACAACACGTAAACTTAACAAGGCTTGGACAAAAGCAGGTGAACCTACAGACATTGGTTCTATTACTAATATACTTTCAGCACAAGGATTAAGCGATGAGCAGATTGGTACAGTTGCTAAAGATACAGGGCAACCTCTTAAGAAAGATCCAAACGCCGGTGGAAAAGATCCAGGCGATGATAAAGTAAGTTATCCTACAGGCACTCCAGATGATCCAGTAAAAGCAACCGGTGGAGATTATCCAGATGATAAAGAAGGCGAAACTGGTAGCACAGCAAGTTCGGGCGGTGTTAAAGGTGGTAAAGGCGATAAAGCAAAATCAAGTCCAGACCCTAAAGCAGACAAAGACGGTGACGGTATAGCAGACGGAAATAGTGCATCAACATTACAAGGTAAGAGTTCAGGCGATCCAGCAAATGATGGACCGTTTAACATGAAGGGTAATCCACCAACAGGAACTAACGCAGGTTTAGAAAAAGATGACTATGTGTGGAAAGGTTCTCAGTGGGTTAGCACATCTACAGGAAAAGTTGCTAACAAGGCAACAGCGGCAAAACTTGGTAATCCTAAATTAGACGAATTAATAAAATCAATTAAAACTGCTAAAGTTGAAAAACTTGTTGTAGA